GCTTTCGCGATGGATCGTAGTTCGTACCCTGAGTGGATAGTCGATAATGGCAACCCAATGTTCAAGCCTTGGGACGAAGACGAGGACGACGACTAATTTACCTTCGCGAGGTCGAACTATTCGAGGCACTCAAGGCCATTTATCCGGACTTGACGCCACTATCGGCGACCGACCGAGCCGACGGCATTACTAGCGATTCCTATATTGAGATGAAGTGCCGACGAACCCATTACGATACTCTCATAATTGAGAAGAAGAAGTGGGATTATCTAGCCGATATAAGGGCTAGGACGGGGGCTAGGACGCTTTATATCAACGCGACGCCTAAAGGTGTCTATCAGTTCGACTTAGGGGCTCTAGAGGCCCCAGAATGGCATTGGAAGGCATTACCCGATAAGACCGACTTTGCCAATGCTGGCAAGGTTGAGAAGCTCTGCGCCTTCCTCCCAATCCGACTCGCCGAACTCCTACTTGTATAAATCCATTTAGGTAATTACATTTATCCCACTAAATCCATTTAGAGGATTTGGAAGGGAGAATAAGTGATAAATAATCCGAAAGTAATTCGATTTGATTCTACTTCGGGAGCTTGGTCAGATGGTAAGAATTACGTCAAAGGCCAAATCATTCGCAGATACGCAATCGAATCGTTAGGTCGCCAATCAACAAGAGGGCGACTAAGTAGAGAAGAAATCTCAGCCTACTGGTTAGACCGATTCGGGGTGAGTGCGGATGTCGAATGACTTTACACCTGAGCAAATCGTTAGCATCCTGTTGGCACTATCAACCGGATTCTGGCTTGCTTACGCATCTCTTGAATCCGCAAAAGCAAAAGCTTTTAACGAAGGATATAAGCGAGGAAGGGCGAGTAATTCGTATGTCAGAGAGATCGTTAAGTGACTGGGTCTCGGACGCTGGTAACACCCTCGACGACCGAGGGCTGGAATATGGCGACCCGAGGCACAATCTATTACGCATTTACAAAATCGCGAGAGTCCTTGGTGTTCAGCTCAGAGACCCATCTGAGTTGGCAACTATCTTTATCGCGACCAAACTCAGCCGAATGGTGGAAAGTCCGGAGCGCGAGGATTCGTATCTCGATCTCATTGGATACGCCGCTATCTTGGGCTTCACCAGATTTTCAACTCCAGAAGATTGGGACGACGTTGAGTCTGATTCGCAATACTAACCAACGCCAATGGTGTGATTACTGTAAGTCTCGTTATGGGCAACTCAAAGACGGCACTTGGCATTTGAAGGCACAAGTCCCCGCAGTCTGGAAGGTTCAAAGTGAGACACCGCTACGCCGCGCTCAAGTGCGGTTTTATTGCCAACCTTGCGCCAATGAAGCGCAGAACTGGCCAGATGGAACCTTCTGGTCACTCAAAGAACAACTTGAATATGCGATTGATGAGTTCGCAGGGAGAGAGAAACTAAATGTCGAATTACCTAGATGATTACGTATCGGTTCAAGACCGCCTAAAGGAGTTTATCAATGGCTATCCGGATTATCGAATCAAGTCGCACGTTCTTGAGGAATCACTTATTCCTACTTGCGATGTTTATATTGTCAAAGTTGAGCTTTATCGGACTGAGGCTGATTCTGCGGCTTGGACGACAGGATTATCAAGTGAGTCTAAATCAAAACAGTATGCGTTGGAACTTGCGGAAACTGGTGCGCTTGGACGCGCTCTCAATCTCGCAGGATATTTCGCAAAGCCATCTGGAACGCCTAAGAAGGCAATACAGACAACAAATAAAGCTCTCGCAGAGTTTGTTGCGGATCAAAGACCGAACGACCCTGAGCCAATAGTCTGGGACGTTAGCCATATTGCCGAACAGTTCGGTGCTGAAGTAATTGACGAAGTGCCGCTCTGCGCTAATGGATGCGGCCCGATGATTCTCAAGCAAGGCACAAAGGAAGGCAAGGAATATCGCGGCTGGGTCTGCCCAATCGCTAAGTCCGGCCATCCGGCTCGATGGATGAAAATTGGAGCAGATGGGCATTGGGTCTTTCAGAAATGATTGATGAAATCCATCCCTTCAACTGCGGCAACTGTAAGAAGGTCACAGCTCAAAGGGGAATTATCAAATACGATTCTGAGATAACCGAGGGCCAAGATGTCTGGTTGATGGAATGTCAGAATTGCTTTGAACAGAGATTGGTGGAGCCAATGGATCGAGTAGCTAATAAGGAAGACGCTATTACTAGGTGCGACCAATGCGGCAATTACAAGATGAAGGCCGCTAAGTGTCGAATCTGTAAGATAGCTGATGGGCAAGAGCGCATCAAAGAACGCTACTGGAACGGCAACGCCACACTCGAAAGGTTCATCGATGCCGACATATGATTACTTTTGTGACCGGTGCGAAGAACAGATAGAAATTACGCTAACCCTCGAGGCGGCTAGTCAGACAATGGTCTGCCATTGCTCTCATCCGCTTCGAAAGGTTTATAGCCCAACACCAACACATTTCAAGGGGGATGGATGGGCTGGCAAACCGGCAACAAGAGAATAGGTTATCTGGCAGATGATGAGCATTATTCGCCTAAATGGATATTTGACGCTTTCGGCGTTGAATTTGATTTAGACGTATGCGCACCTGAGGGTGGCGTTCCTTGGATACCGGCCAAGAAATCGTTTAGTTTGGAGGACGACGGCTTGGCCCAAGAATGGTATGGATTGGTTTGGATGAATCCACCTTATTCCAAAACGACTCCTTGGGTGGAGAAGTTCATAGCTCACGGCAACGGAATAGCTCTAATGCCTATTAGTGCGTCAAATTGGTGTAAAGATTTGATTCAGACCATTCCGGCTTTATGTGTGGCTGATCAACGAATCTATTTTGAGCATCCAATCAAGAAGAAGAAGCCAATTATGTGGCAAACTGGTTTTTATGCGATGGGTGAAGGAGTTGAAATATTACAGAGGGCGAAGATAGGCAGAGTCCTAAAGTGAATCGAATTCACTCAATCGCATATATCCGTCAGATGCTTGAGTGGGGCTTCGATAAGGAGTTCATCGCCCGAGATATGGGTGTGAATCTCTCATCGTTAGAAGTAAGGCTAAACAGAGCAAAGAAAAGGGAGCAAGATGACAATCAAAGACCTGAGTCTGAAACTGGCGGCAATTAGCCTCCTAGCAGACCAAGCAAAACGCCTGAAGGATGAGCTACGAGCCGACCTACAAGCTCAGATGAATGAATTGGGAGCCGATAGGGTCAAGGCTGAATTAGGTGATGAAGTAATTGCCTACATAACAACGACCAAGCCCAAGTTCAAGTGGGTCATCAAGTCAGACAGAAAGTTCATTGACTGGGTAAAGACCAACGTCCCTAGTGAAATAGTGGAGACAGTAAGAGATTCGTCTATTGACAAGATATTGGAGAAGTTCAATTACCTTGATGATGTGGTTATTGATCCAAATGGGGAAATAGTTGATTGGTTAGAGGGTAGCGAGTCTGAGCCTTATCTAACTACTAAGTTCCACGGCGAAGGTCGAGCAAAGCTCAGAGATGCCATAATAGGGCTCAATGGAGCTAATGAAATCGATGTTAGAAAGGTACTTGAGTTAGAGGGCTAATAAGCCTCTGACCTGCGGTTATGTATTTCAACTTGACAAGCCGAGTACCATCTCGCCATAGCGCGGGCGCAGAGCTGGCCCTAAAGCGGAGGTTGAGGGGGGCCTTATATCTTCGCCTGATGCCTACGATACTTTTAGCGGCTCTGATTACAATAATAAATACAAGCCCATCAAAAGCAGATATGAATCTAAAACTATATGCTTACAATCAAATGAGTTGGAAGCAATTTGAGTGCTATAACTGGTTGATTCATAAGGAAAGTAGTTGGAATCCTAAAGCTCGTAACGGATCACATTATGGTTTAGGACAAATGCGTTCTACTTGGTATAGAGACCTCAATCCATATCAGCAGATAAAAGCGCACTTACGCTATTTAGGACACAGATATAAAGGCGATGCCTGTCTCGCACTCAGCCACTTGGAACGTAAGGGCTGGCATTGAGTCACAAGAGATATAACTCAGCATATTACAAGCGCGTTAGAAGCGAAGTCTTACAGCGCGATTACTTTACTTGTCATTACTGCGGACAGGAAGCCAACACAGTCGATCATCTCATCCCTATCAGCAAAGGCGGCACAGATGAAGCGACCAATATGGTTGCGGCTTGCGTCAAATGTAACTCTGGTAAGCGCGATCG